CTCCTTTAAGCGACATAGAAACTTTCTCCACAGCCGCACTTACTTGTTTCGTTAGGATTTATAAACTCAAACCCTTCTGAAAATTGTTCTGTCTTGTATTGTAGTTCTGAACCAAAGAGAAAAATTGCACTCTTTGAATCAATATAAATTGTTTTCGGAGCTTCAAGTATATGATCTCCGTCCTGTTTCATATAGCACCATTCCATTGCATATGCAAGTCCGTTACATCCGCTATCTTCCACACGAATACGAATACCAATGCACTTGGAAGGCAATATTAGTTGCTGTATTACTTTTTGTGCTGAAGCTGCAATGTGTATTGTCATTGTGTCCTCGGATCATAGTCAACTGTATTTATCCAACCAGTTACTATATATTTTTCGGTAGTTGAACTTATTTGACTTCTATGAGTATGTGTCCAATCTGCAGGCCAAATCAAAGTTTTTGATTTTACTGCTTGGACTACTTTATTTTGATAAACAAACTCAGTTCCTCCATCAAGTACAGTATTAAGATATGTCATAAAACTTAGCTGTCTATGATAATTAATTGGATGATTACGTTCACAGTGCCACAGTTTGTAGCCTCCACCTATTGGATATTTTTGAATTATCATAGGCTCTGCTATATCTAAGTTATTTTCTGAGTATATAAAATATCCTACATAAGTTAGTATTTCTTTTTTTAGAAACTCATAATATGTTGATAATTCTTTTTTATCAACATACAAGTCAAAGCTATCTTTTATATTCTCAGATACATTTGCTTTCGAAACCTGACGAGAATCAAAATAAGAAATAATCTCATCACAAACTTCGATATCAGTCCAAACTTCCCTTATAAAACTCAAGTTATCTCCACCTTGGTCCTTCAGCCCATGAAACTATTGAATACCTAGTGCCTTTTGTAACTTCCGTAACTCTGTGTGATAAATAACTAGGAAATACAAGTACTGAT